ACCAAGNCNCCTTAGCTAGTTCTAGAAACTTTTCTCTAAATTGTTCAGGTATTGCTGCCAATTCCTTTTCAGCCTCTTTTCCCATTTGGTCCCAATCCATAAACCCATATTCACCATTTTCGCCATAATCTACATGGAGAAAACAACTATCTTCTTTTCTGTCTCCAAATGTAATATGGAATCCTAGGGGTTTTTTACTAAAAGCTGATTTATATCTCTTTAATTTTTTAATTGTGGAACCTAGTCGGTGGGGTTCTGTATAAACTTTGATCATGCCTAATGCCCCATCATTAGCACTATCCACTGTCAGGTAAAAACCAACCTTATTAGGTTTATATTCTTCGAGAGTTAAGCCGGCGTGCCAAAAACATTCAAATGCTTGGCAATCCAAAGGTCTGTCCTTATAAATTTTACAACCCACTCCTATATCACAATGTTTACACCATTCATTAGCTTCTTTTTTTAGAGCGGGCACCGGAGGTAGTTTACAACAAAGAGTACAATCACCACAGGATCTGGTTGTAAGACCCATCTTTTTCTTAAAGTCTTCATTTTTCTTTTTATTTTCCTCCCAAGAATCCGGGTCTGTTTCAAACATTCCTTTAAAATTACTTTTTCTATACCCATATGTCTTAGGATCGTACATTAGTAATTAGACTCCTTTTTCTTTGCTTTTCTATATTCAATTTGATCTACTTTCATTTGTTTAAGACGCCAAACTTTTTGAGTTTTGTCATCTATATTGTAAGAACAATCATCCTCGGCTCCTAATTCTTGTTTCATAATAATTCCAGTGTCGCGAGCATCTAATTTCCATTTAAGAGGAAGGGATTCAAAAAAAGAAGAAAAAAGAAAATGGTGATAGCCACTTTCAGTCCAACACAGTCCTCCTCGAATGTCGCTACGTTTTTTAGCGCGAGCACTGTTAACACAATATTCGTAAAGATGTTGATACAATTGATCTTTAATATCGGTTCCGGAGGCGGGATAAATAGTGACAGCACTTTTTCTTACTTGATTAAGAAAGACTCTAAATTTTTTAGGAGGTAAAGGATCGGGCATAAAACCTGCTTGTAACCAAATTAAATCCAATAAATCAGATTGTTTAGTTACTATCTTTGGGTTAGAAGCTTCACATGGAGCTGGTTTACCATCCGGTTTTTCTACAGTGAATCGAAGTTTTGGTATAGTACTCATAATAATTTGTAAACCAGAAATAAGAGGAAAGACAGAAGTGGGATCGGAAGCTACCCCGTAAGCTCTCTTCACACAAACATGTTTTATGCATTTAGGTTCCAAAATTTCATCATTACAGGTATGTCCCGCCGTATCTTTATCCCAGGAGTTAGTTTTGTCTAAAATTTTTTTAAGAGGCCAAGGTTCTGTAAAATATTTATTAGCTTCGTTAACTTTGTCCTTCCATAATTCTTTTCCATATTTTTTCTTGGCAAACACCATATAGTTATACATAAAACGATCTCTGCCATCTCTCAGTTTTACTTTTGAAAGTCGTTGTAAACATGGGGGACCATCTTCAAATTCAGGATCTCCTCCTTTTAAAACTTCTTCTTCACATCGTGTGATTAGCTTTTCTAATTCTTCAGAATCTAATTGAGATTCTTTGGCTATTTTAATGAATTGTTCTAGAGATAAAGGCTTATTATTTTTGTCCAGAGCATAACGAGTTGTTTCTTTTTCTTTTTGATAAGGAAGATTAATAAAATTTCCTGCCAAGTTCCCATGTTCATCCGGTTCTAGTTCAACTTGTTTAGGATAAATTTCAGTGGTTCTTTTTAATTCGAGAGGTAAAAGTATAGAAGCTAGTGAATCTCGCACAATTTGAGCATCAAGGGCTTCTTTGAGAAATAAATAAATATGTAATCCTCCACTTTTTGATCGGCATGCGACCAAGGGAAGTTTATATTTCTCTATATAAGAGAGTAAAATAGGTATGTTAAATTCTTTGTAATTTTTAGGATCTATATCAATACATCCAAAAGAGGCTTTACCCTCTTTGGTACAAGGTTGAATCCCTATTGATATTGTTCCGTCTAAATGTTGTTTGTAATGAAAAGGAGTGATTGCTGTTTGAGCCCACACGTAGTGAGGTTTGATCTTATTTCTTTCTTTATCAAACTCAGCTTTGGACATGTCGGCTTTGCCAAAGTTTTCTTTGAGTCCAGAAAACAGTTTTATATATTCATCTATCATACATCCCTTTTAAGCGGGGCGGCTTCCACTCTCGCTTCCACCGCCCCTGTATTCACCTTTGGTGAAAATTAGAAGTTTGTATCTTCTTTCTCAGCAGCTTTAGCTTGTGCACTTTTTATTGAAGCGTGAAAAGCTTTAGCTTGTTGATATAGATCTACATTATCTACTTTTCTTAAAAGTTTTACGTTGTAACCGTACCAGGTAAAATTACCTGTTACTTCTACAGAACGTAACTGATAGATGTGACTAAAAGATGGCGGATTAAAGGTACTATTTTGACCTTTTTCAGTGATGCTTTTCATCATTGAATTCCATCCTCGACTTACTTTTAGTTGAGTAGACTTCATCGCTACTAACGCTTTATCAACCATACTATCCGTAAGGATAATAACGAAATGATTAGCTGTTTTAATAATGATGTTTCCATTTGTAAGAACATCTTTNCCAGATGCATCTTTTTTAGTTTGAGAAAGAACATCGGCTCCTCTATCGGGTGATACAGGACGACCTTCTCGTCTTTCAAATGGTGCCCACTCAGGAAAAGTGAGTTTATAAAAGCACGGAATTACTTCTATGCCTTTAGCTCCATCGTACAGTTTTTTAGTCACTGTATTATAGAACATTCCTGGTTCAGCTCCTTCGACATACGAAGCATGTTTTTTCTTCGTTTCGTCAGAACTGTTTTGAAGTAGTTTTAGGAATGGTAGGGCCAAATCATCTTGGTCCATATTCTCTAAGCCTAACTTCGCATCCGCTTCAAATAATGAAGTGGATGGTACTCCTGCTTGTTTCTTAACAGTTAAGTCGCTTGTTTCTTGACTCATGTTTATTTACTCCTTATTTTTGTTTGGTTTCCTACAAACGTGTTGAACAACTCAGAAGGCATTTCTTGACCTGCTTCAGTTCGCTCTCTGAGTAATGCTTTTAAAGTCATAGGTTCTACTTTTAGTTTTTGTGCAGGTTCGTAGCCTTGACCTTGTGCAAGGGAGGCATATTCTGCCGCCTTGTTATCTTCGCCACGACCAAAGGAAACAGTAACTTCATTTTTAATGATGTCACCTAGGTCGTTTTCTCGAAGCCAGTTAAATGCCGCTTCTCTTTTTGCTATTGGTATTGAAGCGCCATAAATTTTTTTAATTTCTATAGAAGAACCATCTGCTAGTTTTAAAGAAGACAAAGACATTTCATTCATAATCGTTGGAATGACTTCTCCTGAAATTTTTTCAGCGGTTTCTTTTAAACTTTTTAGATCTTGTTCTTTTGCTTTTATATTTCTGTCTAACTGTTGAAGTTTTAATACTTCATCAGAAAGATTCTTTATGTTGTCTATTTCGTTGATGGCAAGCGATTGATCTTGTTCCATCATTTCATTTAATTTATTCATCTACTTGTCCTTTCTCGTATAAGTTAATTGCAATGGGATAATACATTCTTTCTTGTCGGTCCCATTTTAATAAATTGTATTTACCATGGGTTATATCAGATACGACAGAACACGCAACTCCGATAATAGCAGGGTCTCCTGTTAGTAAAAGATAATCGGTTGAACGATACTCTTTTAATAATCTTCTTAATTCAAAAATAATTGGTCCCGGACTAAAAATCATTTGGGAATCTTCTTTTAATAAGACCTTTATATTTCCAAATTTTTGAGCTCCCATAATATTTATTTTAGGGCGCCCTTCTTTGGTGCCTGGAATTTCTTGAATTACATAGACTATTTTATTGAGTTCTTTTGTAGGTTCTGTGTGATCTAAATTAGCCATAGCTTTCTATTGACACCATGTATAAGATAATATATTAGTATTGTCAAGAAAGAATATTATGAATTATAAATTTAAGACGAAGCCTTATGGGCATCAGTTAACTGCCTTGGAAAAATCATGGCAGAAAAAAGTTTATGCCTTGTTTATGGAAATGGGTACCGGCAAAACCAAGGTAGCTATTGACAACATTGCTATGCTTTATGACAAGGGCAAAATTAACGGAGTCCTTATTATAGCCCCTAAAGGGGTGTATAAAACGTGGTATGCCCAGGAATTTCCTACGCATATGCCTTCTCACGTTCGTTATAAGATGGTTTTATGGCAAGCCACTATTAATCAAAAACAAAAGAAAAGACTGGACACCCTGTTCGAAACAGGTGTAGATCTTCATGTTTTAATTATGAATGTAGAAGCTTTTAGTACAACTAAAGGTTCTGCTTTTGCTCAAAAATTTTTGAGCTGTCATGAAACTTTTATGGTCGTAGATGAAAGTACCACAATTAAAAATCCCGAAGCCAAAAGAACTAAAAATATTATTACTTTGGCAAACAATGCCAAGTATCGTAGAATTTTAACCGGATCCCCAGTGACTAAATCCCCATTAGATCTTTATAAACAATGTGAGTTCCTAGATCCTTATCTCTTGACTCATTCTTCTTATTATTCGTTTCGATCTCGATACGCAAATATGCGTACTGCTAATTTTAACGGAAGATCTGTGCAGCTCGTTGTAGGTTATAAAAACCTTGTAGAACTGTCGGAAAAACTTAAGCCGTTCTCCTATCGCGTTCTCAAAGATGAGTGCCTAGATCTTCCACCTAAAACATACATGAAAAGAGTGATTACGTTAACCCCTGAACAACAAAAAGTTTATGGGCAAATGAAACAAATGGCATTAGCTGAAATGAATGGAAAAGTTATAACGACGGCTAGCGCATTAGTACAATTAATGCGTTTGCATCAAATAACGTGCGGGCATTTTACAGCAGATGACAAGTCGATTCAACCTATAAAAAATAATAGATTGTCTCAGTTATTGGAAGTTTTAGACGAACTTGAAGGAAAAGCTGTGATTTGGGCCCATTATCAGTTTGATGTGAAACAAATCACAAAAGCGCTTAAAGAAAAGTACGGCGAAAAGTCTGTTGTTACTTATTATGGTTTAACACCTAATGAAGAACGTCAATCTAATATAGAACGATTTCAAACTAAAGACGAAACTCGTTTTTTAGTCGGAACTCCACAAACAGGAGGATATGGTATTACCCTCACGGCTGCATCCACCATGATTTATTATTCTAATGGTTATGACTTAGAAAAAAGAACTCAATCCGAAGCACGAATCGATCGTATCGGTCAAAAATTTCCTATGACCTATATAGACATTCTCGCGGAAGATACCGTTGACGAAAGAATCGTTAAAGCTCTCCGCAAGAAAATTAACATCGCCACCCAGGTTATGGGTGAAGAGTTAAAAGACTGGATTTAATCCCTCAAAATGTAGGATATACACGCGAGGCGCGCAGAATTTTAGTTTCTAAGAATATCAGCGTATTTTCGGAGCCCTTGTCGTTCCAATCGATTGATCGCGCGGACATAACCCCATTTTTCAAAAAATTTAAATATTTTCATCATATTATTTCCAAGCAGGACGCAGAACGCCCTGCTTTTATTATTAGGTTAAGGATTATTTAACTTCTATTGATTTAGGTTGTTTGCCTTCTGGAAGAATCTTGTTTAAAGAAACTTTCAGTAATCCGTCTTTCAACTCAGCGCCTTTGATTTCTATGTCATCAGCGATGGTAAAAGCTTTAGAGAAATATCTTTTAGAAATGCCTTTATGGATTATTCCATTAGATTCATTGCTATCTTTTACTTCTTTAACAGATTTAATCGTCAATAAGTTGTCCGCGTAGTCGACTTTGATATCCTTCTTACCGAACCCAGCTAAAGCAACTTCTATGTTGTAAGTTGTACTTCCAGTTTTTACAATGTTGTAAAACGGAAAAGTAGCCGTCGGTGTACGAAAGAATTCGTCATTATCGTCGAACATTCTTTCGAAGTGATCAAAGATATTGTCGAAACCTACTGATACAGGTCTTAATTGATTAAAGATTGATGGTAATTTATTGAGTGTCATTTTAACCTCCTTGTTTAGACAGTTAATAAAAT